TTTAATTCCTTGTATTGTAGTGGAACAAAATCTTCTTTTAACAATCCTTTATCTTTATAATAATTATGTAATAACTCTGGTTTTAATACGGCCATTTTAATACTTAGTTTTGCATTTGCACCATTATTGCCGACCATATTTTTTTGATATTGATATATTGGTTGATCTCCTACACCATACATACTGTCTATAAAAACATGGTATCTTCTAAAGGCATAACAATTTTTATACCATTGTTCTTCTCTAAAGTTCCAACCTCTTGTTTCAGAAATCCAATACCACTGAAAGTAATTTTTTGTTTCGGCAAACTCTACACAATAATCAATACATTTAGCTAGTCCCATAGATTCAACATTATAGAGATTACTTAAACCTACACGCACAACCATATTACCAATATAATAAGAAGGCCGTGTACTGTCAAAATATTGTGTTACTACTGATATTAAATTTTTATTATCGTCAAAAGCACCTAAACTTTGTCCTAGCCCCGATAAATTGTTTTGTTTTTCTATGCCTATAGATAAAGCACCATATCTCTTTACTATTCTATCTATTAAGGTTTGATTGTGTTCTGATTCTGGTCTTTTTAATTTGACTTTACTCCATCTGGAATTTACCAAATCGGAAACTTGTTCAATATCAGTTATGTTTAATCGTCTAATAATCATATTATAAATAGTATTACTATATTTATGATGGATAAAAAAGAAAAATTTTTAAAAAAATTAGTTCAAATACCACATTTAAACTTAACACAATATATAAAAAAAGTCAAGCTAAATGAGATGTTATCTGATTTGCAACAGTTCAAAAACACTGATTATTTACCTTATCAGACTGCAACAAAGAATAAAGAGTTCTTTGATTTTTTAGCTAAAAATTGGCAAGGCATGTGTTTAATTGATAGTGTTAAAAATGGTAAACAGTTTATGGACTACACCACAAACACATTGAATGATGAGAAGTTAGAGTTTAATTTTAACGAATATGGTAGACCTATTTTTTTACCCACTGACGTTGGTAAGTTATGTCCTAACATATTAGAATATTGTTACAACATTGTAAAGAGTCCTAAAAGAACCAGATTAAGTAGATTGGTGCCTCAAGGCCATTTTCATTGGCATAGTCATAAAGTTTTATCACAGGCGGGCGTGGCAAATACTAAATTTGTAAGTGGTAAATATTCAAACACAGTTATAATGCATATAGTTTTAAAAACTAATTCTAAGTGTTGGATGGGAGTTAGTAATCAACATCCATTTGGTGGTCATCCTTACGAAATATATAAAGAACATTACGGATTAGGAGAAGTATGGATATTAAATGGTGACTACTATCATAATGTTTTTAATGGTAGTGATGAAGAAAGAGACCATATAATGTTATATGCAGATCCTTTTGATAAAAATTTATATGACGTATTAGAACAGTGTGTAGAAGAATACAACGGCCCACTTTTAACTGATGATATTATACCTCAAAGAATACATGGTGAGTTAAAATTAAACTTAGAAACTGGACTAAAATTATAATCAGTAAACAATAGAATATTGTTTATATTTTTTTACACTTCTTTCAAGCAACTCAAATAATTTTTTATAATCGTAATCGCCATTTAGAACACAAGTAACTCTATTTCCCGTAGGATTAGGATTTTTTTCTATACCATGGAATGCATCAATACTGTTTAACATCCATGCACATCTTTTTTGAGGAAATTTTGCATATAACTTTTCTTTTTGACTATGTTCCCACAAGTCTGTATATTTGTTGTCAACCATAGTTCGTAAACGAGTTGTTAATCGTTCTTTACTTTTTACAAAATATAATTTTTCTCCTAGTCCATTAAATAAATAAAATCTCATACCCCATCTATTGTCTGGATCTGTATGTAAATATACATCTCTACTTTCTTTTTGATCTAAAAAACTTATGCTTTTAAATTGTTTAAAAGGATATAATTTAAAGTATTCAACAAGTTCAGGAAATGTTTTTTCAAAATTGCATATCCAAGGATTTGGTTTATCGTAGGTATTCCACCATAACGCCCAACTTACTTCCCATGGATACTCTTGTTTACCATCGGCTACTAAGGCTGTGACATTGTGTTTTTTGTTGAAATCTAATTGTTCATTATACCAAACTTTAAATTTACTATAGTCTATAACAGGAGGGGTTGGTAAATCCAATGGGCAAAATAATAAGTCTTTGTAATCCATAATAATAACTATTTATACAGCATAAATATAATTATGTTTACCAATTTAATAAGATCAAATACAAAATACTTTATACCCTTACAAATTACACTTACTCTTGTAATACTTTGGGCATTAATATTTGGTGGCTTTTCATGGTATTGGTGGGTGTTTGGACTTATAGGTTATTTCGTTACAGGCTGTTTAGGCATCACTGTTACTTTTCATAGATATTTAAGTCATAAGAGTTTTAAAATATCAAAATGGTTAGAGTATCTTTTTAGTTTTTTTGGTGCTATGGGTGGAACAGGTTCATCTATAGGTTGGGTAGCCGTTCACAGACAACACCATTCTCATAGTGATGTTGAAGGAGACCCACATAGTCCTAGATTAAATGGTTGGAAAGTTTTATTTCCTAACTATGATTTTAAATGGAATAAATGGCCAATAAGAGATTTAATCGTTGATAAATTTCATTTGTTTTTACATGAATATTACTTTGGTATATTATTTTCTTGGGGTCTATTATTAAGTTTACTATTTGGACTTGAAGGATTTATATTTTTATTTTGTTTTCCTATTGTATGTCAAGTATGGTCTAGTGTATTAAGTAACTATGTTAATCATGCAACATGGTTGCCTTTTGGTTATAAAAACTTTGATATAAAAGATGACTCGGTAAATAGTTTACCTTTAGCATTGATTACTTTTGGAGAAGGATGGCATAACAATCATCATAAATTTCCAGGACGTTCTTCTTTTAAACACAAGTGGTGGGAATACGATCTTACTGGTTGGGTTATTAAAATTATTAAAAAATAATATCTTCTTTAGATAAAATATCCATATACGGCTTCGATAACTTTGCAAAGATTCTTAATTGTATTCTAATATCTGATATTTCATTAGTACAGTGTAAACATGAATCATCAAAATGCCATGCTTTATATTTACTCTCATCTAGGTTGTGTTTCGTTTTAGTTCTATGATTTTCAAAATATAAATGACCACCACCTGCAGCTATATTTAATGTTATTGAACCAAATCCATTTTTGTAAAATTTTTCATTCGTTATAGGCCCACTATCTTTATGTACAACTCCTATACTAGGAGGACTTTGAACAATGCAACGTATTGTTAATGGATATTCTATTGGTAGTGATTTAATAACCTGTTGAGTGTATGGTATATTTAAATCCGGTCTCCAACTCCAAGGTGATTGATATTTTATCCATAAAGGCAAACGATCATTAGTTTCTAATTTTCCTTCCCAAGAATCTTTTTTAGAAATTTCTTTTTCAGGGAGATAGGTTAAATTTAACATACGAAAGGTATTGTAATTACCTTTTACTAGTAAACGACCATCATCACTATTTTTATAATGATGTATTTCTTTTTGTTTTTCAAATATTTTTTCGGAAAATAAAGTTCCTTCTGGGTCCCATATACTGTTACCCTTTTCATTGTAATTGGTTGTAGCAACCATACTGTTTTCAAGTATATTATTTTCTAATAATTCTTGTTTGATTTTTTCTTGGTCAAAATCAAAATCTATCTTTGCCCATATAGGAAACATATTATGTAATTTTCTCCGGTAAGTATTTATTTAAAAATTCTTGTTCTGTACAATCTAATAGTTTTATTGCTATTTTTTGTTTCGTTGAGTTTATGTTATACATATCATCTAATAAAACAAAATCTTTATAAAAATTGCTAGGCTTATAACCTAAGGTTACGGCCTTATTTTGTTTAAGTCTTTCTATAAATTTATATAACCACAAATTGTATAAGTTAAAAGTCATAACTGTTGCCTTGCAATTGAGCTCTTTAGCTAATTCAATTTGTTTAGGTAATAAAAAATTACCATGCCACCAATTTTTACGTAACTTATTAGATGTCCATGTACGAGATCCTATTATCATTATACTTTTTGACCATGGACTTAAATAACAACCACTGCATGCTATAGGTTTGTTTTCTTTTAATAATATAAAAAAACTTCCTGATGGTAAATCGTACCTTTTTTTAATGGCAATTTTATACATTAAAGAAGATGCATTGGATTGCCAATCTTTCCAATTTATGTTTTTAGCAGCTGGACTGGTGTCTTTTTCAGATAAAGAACAAATATCTTTCAATACGATTTCATGTTCTTTCCAATTTTGACTATTAATTGTTATAATTTTTAAGTCATTTTCCATAATATATAACTATTTATATCGTATAAATAATACTATTAAAGGAGTGAATATGACAATTACAATTAACGGTAAAGAATATGATGAAACTAAGTTCAGTGATAGATTGAAAAATATTATTATAGCAAGACAAGAGATACAGTCTAATAAGACTAGATTAACTATAGAGATGGAAAAAATAGACGTTTTGACTGAATATTATAATGCAAAAATAACAGAAGAATTAGGGTTAGAATCTAAAGAAACGAAATAATGGCCGCTGTAGCAAACTTATCAATAGACCAAGGCGCAACATTTACTTCAGATGTTACGATAAAAGGTATCAATGGTGAAGTTTTTAATCTTACAGGTTATACAGCTAGAGCTAAAATGGCTAAAGGTTATTCTTCAACAAGAACAAGAACAACCATTACAACTACAATAGCCAACGACCCCACGACTGGTGTTATTACATTATCTTTAACGGCTACTGAAACAGCTGGTTTAGATGGCGAAAGATATGTTTACGATTTAGAAATAGTATCAGCTGGAAACACTGTTACAAGAGCATTAGAAGGAATCATAACCGTTCGACCTGAAGTAACTACTTAAATTATTATATATTATAACTTAAAGATAATATAAATATACATAAAAAGGTATTTTAGATGGTTGATATAACAGCTACAATTAATCCAAATTCAGGTACTACAGCTAGGATAAGCTCATCCACGTCTACAGGACCTCAAAAGGTTTCTGTAACAATACCATCATCAGGTCCCTTAGTGCAAAATGGCGCTTTAAAATTAAGACTATTACAAGATGTTGATGCTTCTATTTTAGAAGATGGTGCCATGTTACAATATAGTGCCAGTCACGATAAATTTGTAACTAGAACCGAAATTATTACAACTACAGGTACGTTAACTATGAATGGTGGAGAATATTAAAGATGTCAACTATTTTAAGGATAAAACGTACTAGTTCAGTAAATAAGCCGGGTACTCTTAAATTAGGAGAAGTAGCTTATTCATACGGTACAGGTGTCTATAATAATAACGGAGACAGATTTTTTATAGGTACTGGCGGTGTTGATGGAAATGGTGATGCAAACGTCATTGATGTTATAGGCGGTAAGTATTTTACAGATTTATTAGATCATGCTCCAGGTACATTAACCGAAAATTCATCAATCGTAGTAGATGCTAATAAAGCGACAGATAGATTAATTGTTGGTAACAGTGCAGTTGAAGGTGGTTACGTTAGATTTAACGAAGCTACAAATAATGGAACAAATCATATAGATTTAAAAGCCCCTGCATCTTTGGCTACCAATACAGTATTTACATTACCTATAGATGGAACTGCCGGTCAATTTTTAAAAACAGATGGTAATGGAAATTTAGCATTTCAAACTGTTTATTCTAATTTTACAATTACAGGTGATACAGGCACAGATTCATTTAATACAAATGAAACTTTAGATTTTGAAGGTAATTCTCAAATTAATACTACTGTTTCAAACAATAAAATATCTTTTAATATAATTAATGAGTCTATTGGCACAACACAATTAACAAATGCTGGTGTTACAAACGCAAAATTAGCAAACCCTTCAGTTTCAATTGGTGCTCAAACAATTACATTAGGTGCTGCAGCTACAACAGACCTTTCAGGAATTACTTCTTTAGTCGTAGATGATATTACGGTTAATGGTCAATCAATTGCGACAACTGCTTCAAACAAAGATATTAATTTAACTCCACACGGAACAGGTACAGTAATTGTTCCATCAGGTTACGAAGGCCGTGCAGGATTTACTTCTCAATCTTTAGTTAACAAAGCTTACGTTGATGCTATTGCAGAAGGCCTACACGTTCACGCTTCTGTTAAAGCAGCTACAACTGATACACTTGCTGTTTTAACTGGCGGTACAGTTACTTACGATAATGGTACTTTAGGTGTAGGTGCAACTTTAACATTACAAAATGCTTTAACAACTTTAGATACATCATATACAGTTCAAACAGGCGATAGAATTTTAGTTAAGAACCAAGCAAACACTGCTCATAACGGTATCTATACAATAAACGCTGCAAAAACTATATTAACAAGAGCAATAGATTTTGATACAATTGCAGAAGTAGCTTCAGGAGATTTTTTATTTGTAACTGAAGGAACATTAAATGGTTCAAACGGTTACGTTCAAACAGAAGTAACAACTATTATAGGTACTAGTGCAATTATATTTGAACAATTTTCAGGTGCTGGTCAAATCGTAGCAGGTGCTGCTTTAACAAAATCTGGTAATCAATTAGATGTAGCTGTAGATAACAGTTCAATAGAAATTACTGCTGATGCTTTAAACGTAAAAGCTTTAGGTATAACAAATGCTATGTTAGCAGGTTCAATTGCTAACAGTAAATTAGCTACACCTTATTTTTATATTTCTGATGAATCATCTTCTACAACGCAAATTAATTTAACAGAAACATTATCAATATATGCCGGCGAAGGTATCGATACTGTAATATCAGGCGATAGAATAACAATTTCAGGAGAATTAGCAACAGCTTCAAACGCTGGTGTTGCTTTTTTCCCTACTGCAAACTTTTTAGTAACAAGTGGTTCAGTAGCAATAACAACAATAGACGGAGGAACATATTAATGACATTTTTAACTTGGCATTTAATTGCAATACTTACAGTTATGGCTGCATCTTTTTTAATAGGATATAGTATAGGTAAAAAAGACGAAAAAGTTAATTACAAATTTGTAGATAAATTAAAAAATATTTTTAAAAAATAATTTATTATGCCAACTGTAATTAAACCAAAACGCTCAGAAGTAGCTTTATCAGTACCTTTAGCATCTAGCTTAGAAATAGGCGAAATGGCCGTAAACGTAACTGACGGTAAAATGTATGTAAAAAGTAGTGGTAACATTATTAAAGAAATCGGCGGTGCCGGTTCTGTTACATTACAAGGTGCTACTACAGCAGGAAATGTTACAACAAACAATATTATATTAAATGGTTCAAATTTAGTATTTGAAGGTCAGATTGAAAATGCTTTTGAAACAACTTTAACAGTAGATGAACCTACAGGCGATAGAACAATATATTTACCTAATCAAAATGGAACAATAGCGATGGTTGATGATGCATTAGCATTATCAATTGTTTTCGGAGGATAATTTAAAAAATGGCAAGTACGTTTAAAAATGCAGGCATGGCAGTTATTACTTCAGATAACTCTAGTGCTAATTTATACACTTGTCCTGTTTCTACAACTGCTGTTATTCACGCATTGTACATATCAAACAAAAGTTCTATTAATGCCGCTAGAGTTGATGTAAAAGTTACAATTGATGGTGGTACAACTTTTAGACATATAGGAAAATCTTTAGAAATTGACACGAATAATACTTTGACACTTGATAAGCCTGTAAACTTAGAACAAAATGATATACTTAGAATTGTGGCTGAAGTAAATCAAGACTCAACTTCACCTGATGTAGAAGTTTTTGCTAGTATATTGGAGATTGCTTAATGGCTTATATTGTTCCTCAAAATATAACAATACCTAAATTAAAAAATTTTAATGGTTTAAGAAGAACAACTGATGGTATGTTGTATCTAACAACTATTGATAGAGAAAAAAGCACAGAAGAAATTACAGTTTCAAAATATTTTGAAGAAGGTAAATCAGATTTAGTGCCTAAAGATGAAACAAATTATGTTGATGAAAGAGATGAATATTATGATGTTCAAAATTTTCTCCAAGATTCTGGAACTAACGTTTTTACACTAGCTTATTCAATAGGTAGTGCAAATATGATAGCTGTTTTTGTAAATAATATTAAGAAAATTGCCTTTTCAGATTTCAATGTTTCAGGTAATAATCTAACATTAACCATTACTCCAGTTAACGGAAGTATAATAAATGTGTGTATGAATAAAAAAAGATATTACAATAATGATAGCGATAAATTTCAACAATTTACTTACGATTTTAAATCTACTTATCTTATAAATAGTGATGGAGAATTAGTAAGGAGAGAAAACAAAGCAGTAGCGAGAACAGCATTAGTTTCTGACGATTTTGATACTTTTGAAAATACAGCTGCTTCAGTTAACTCTACAACATACGTTGGTGCATAGGTACAGATAAAATATGGCAGATTTCAAATTAGGTAGATTAAAATTTAAATGGAGAGGCGATTGGGCAACTTCAACTGTTTATGTTATAGACGACATAGTAAAATATGGTGGTAACTCTTACGTTGTTTTAGTAAATCATACTTCTCAATCTACAAGTCCAGGATTTTATACAGATTTATCTGCTGGTAAATATTCACTACACAGTGAATCTTTTTTCTTTAAAGGCACATATGCGGCCTCTACACATTACAAATTAAATGACGTTGTAAAATATGGTTCAAGACAATATCGTTGTACAACTCAACACACATCAGCTGCGGCTGTAAGTGGTGTAGCAATATTAAACGTAGCTAATTTTGAATTATATTCTGATGCAACAGATTACAAAGGAACTTATGCTATCAGTACTTACTACAAAGTAAATGATGTTGTAAAATACGGTGCAAGTTTATGGATTTGTACAACAGCTCATACATCATCAGCAAGTGCTTCAGCTTTTGATGAAACAAAATTTAGTGTTTACACTGAAGGTTTACAATGGGAAGATAGTTACAATCCTTCTACAAATTATCAAACAGGCGATGTAGTAACTTACGGTGGTTATACTTACGTTGCAATACAAGAAACTCCAGCAGGAAATACTCCTACAGATAACGCATATTGGGACGTTGTAACAACAGGTTATAAACCTACAGGAACATTTTCATACGGCACTGCATATAAAACAGGAGATGTAGTTAATTACGGAGGTAACTCTTACGTATCAAACTCAAATCATTCAAATCAATATCCTGCTGTACAGGCAACAGGTGCAGTAAATTCAACTTATTGGAATTTAGTTACAACAGGTTTTAAATATCAAGGAGCATATTCTTCAGGCACAACATATTTAATTGGCGAAGTTGTAAGACATTTAGGTTCATCTTACATACAGAAAAAAGATAGACAAAGTGGAATAACTCCTGGAACAAACGAATTTGTTTGGGAAACATTAGCAGTTGGTGATGAAGGCAACGTGATGACTGAATCTGGCGATATGATTATTCTTAACGCTTCAGGTGCACCAACAAGATTAGATTTAGGTCCACAAGGTTCGATATTAACTTCAAACGGTTCAATACCTGAATGGCGTTTAGATGAAGCTGGTAAAAACGTAATTTATGTTTCAAATTCAGGTAACGACTCAAATCCTGGTTCAAAAACTTTACCTAAAAAAACTATTAAAGCTGCTTTAACTGCTTCTAACAAAAGTGATATATTAGATTTAACAAGTGTTTCGGGAGGTGTAGGAGGAGCAGGAGGAGTATTTGACGTTTCTACTTTCACAACTTCAGGAACAGGAACAGGAGCTACTTTTAGAATTACATTAGATGGTTCAACAGTGCCTACTGTTTCAAATGTAAAAATTACAAATGGCGGTAAAAATTTTGTTACTGGCGATACTGTTACAATTAACGGTGCATCATACTTAGGCAACGCTACTAACATGACACTAACTATAAACAGTGTTGGCTTCGGAGATATGGTGTGGGTAAAAGCAGGTTCTTATAAAGAACATTTACCATTAGTTGTGCCTGCTAACGTAACAGTAAGAGGTGAAGCATTAAGAGCTGTCGAAGTAAGACCTGAATCGGGGTATTCATCTACAGCTGCAACAATTTCATTCGCATCTACAATTTCAGGTGCTACA